AATCGACATGGAGGCCTCGTTGCGCAAGGTCTCGCAGAGCTATGCGGACCTGGAGAAGCATCGCGGCACGGTGCCGAAGAACCCGGAGGAGTACGCGCCGAAGATCGATGTCGAGGGCTTCGACTTCGAGGCCTTCAAGGCTGATCCGACCACCAACGAGTTTCTGAAGGGCGCTCACGCCAAGGGCATGACGAACGAGCAAGTGAGCTATGTGCTCGACCGCTACATGCGCACGGCGCCTGAGCTGGTGCAGGCCGCCCAGATGCTTGACGACAAGTTCTGTGCGACCGAGCTGCGCAAGACATGGCCCGATGACAAGGCGTTCAAGGACAACCTGGGCGGTGCTTATCGCGCGTTCGAAGGCTTCGCCAACAAGGCCGGCATTACGCTGGCCGATGCCGAGGCGAGTGGGCTGGCAAACAACCCTGTCTTCCTGCGCCTGATGGCATCAGTTGCGCCGGAGATGGGTGAGGATCCGGGCGTGCATCCTGGTGACACCAACGTCACCGCACAGGAAACGATCGCCGAACTCATGGCGTCGGAGGCCTACCGCAACCCGAAGGATCCTAAGCACGCTGAGGTTAGTCAGCGCGTCAAATCCTTCTACGAGAAGAACTACCCCGGTCTGGCAATCTAGCCACGCTATCAACAGGCGGGAAACCGCCTGCACGTCAAACGCACCATCGCGGGCATTGAGGCCCGTGGTGGCGTGCGGACAACCTCCCGAAATGGCCCGACAGTGGCGCGCTGTAGCCGGCGTACCACCGCGACAGCAGGCCCGGCCCTGGTGCTGGACAACCTAAGGCGACCACTTCAATCAATTTCAGGAGCGAGTCATCATGTCCTCGACAATTCCCCAGGCGTTTGTGCAGCAGTGGGATGACACCATCCGGCTGCTGGCCCAGCAAAAAGATTCCCGCTTCCAAGGCGCTGTCCTTGATCGCGGCACCATCACCGGCGAGAGCTTCACTTGCAACATGCTCGCCACCGTCGATGAGCTCGACGAAGACAACACCCGCCACGGCGACACCATCTGGTCGGATATCGAACACAGCACGCGTGTGGGTCAGATGCGCGACTTCTTCAAGGCCTTCCCGGTCGATCGTGCGGATGAGCCGAAGCTCTTGGTCAATCCCACGGGCGCCTACACCGAGCGCCTGATGAATGCCAAAAACCTGCGCATCGACAAGATCGTTTACAACGCTGCGCGCGGTCTGGCACTCACCAAGAGCGGCGCCACGGTGCCGCTGCCTGTCGGGCAGAAGATCGCACACGGCGGCACAGGCTTCACCAAGGCCAAGATCATCCAGGCCAAGAAGATGTTCCGTGCGGCTGAGGCCGACGAGTACAACGGCGAGGAGCTGTTCATGGCGTTCAACAGCGCCATGCTCGAGGACGTACTTGCCGACACCTCGCTGACCAGCGCCGACTTCATGGCGGTGAAGATGCTGCAGGAAGGCGACATCAGCGGGAAGTGGATGGGCTTCAAGTGGGTGCCGTACGAGCGCCTTGAATTCACCGCACTGACCTACTACGCGATCGCATGGGCCAAGAGCGGTATTCACTTCGGCACGGGCTTCACGGAAGGCAACGCCAGCCGCCGCGCCGACAAGAAGAACACCCTGCAGGTCTCAATGGCCGCCTCTTACGGTGCAGTGCGCTCCGAAGAGGTGAAGGTCGTCGAGATCGCCTTCCAGTAACCGCCGCGAAATCGCAAGGAGAAAATCATGGCTGAAGTAAATGGGCGCCTCCCCGATGAGGTGGCAAACAATCGCAAGGTGCTGCCTGACACGCTTGGCAAGACCTTGACTGCAGTGTGCGAACTGCCGGATCTGCATGCGGCGATCAACATCGCGGACACCATCAACTTCGGGATCATCCTGAAGAAGGGCACGCGGATTCTCTGCCCGGTGACGGTCAGCAACGGCGCCGGCACAGCAGCGAGCACGCTGGCCGTGGGCCTGCGCGACGCGGTGACCAAGGTGCCGATCGATGCGACCGCCATCCTGGCCGCGACCGCGATCACTGCGGCTCAGACCGTCCAGGCCAGTTCCGGCACCAGGCTGGTCGATGGCCAGCGTTACGTGTTGCCGGTCGATGCGGAGATCTACGGCACGATCGCTGGCGCGGCAACGCCGGTCAATCAGCGTGTGCGCATCGAGATCCCAACGATCCAGGCGTAACGCTTCACCCGCAACAGAAGCAAGGAAAGGGGGCCATGCGCCCCCTTTTTTGCAGGAGATAGAGCCATGGCAGCGAACCCGGTTTCCATTTGTTCGAATGCGTGCCTGATGCTTGGCGCGCATCCGATCAACGCCATGACGGATGACAACGACCGCGCGCGCCTGGCAGCCAACCTGTACGAGCCGGTGCGCAACCGCGTGCTGCGTGCGCATCCGTGGAACTGCGCGGTCAAGCGCGTGATTCTGGCGCCGGAGGTGACGCCGCCGGCCTTCGACTTCAAAGCGCAATTCCTGCTGCCCAGTGACTGGCTCAAGACCCTGCAGATCGGCCAGCAAGGCCGCGCACTCGATTACCTGACAGAGGGCCGCAAGATCCTCTGCAACGTCGATGCTCTGCCGCTGCGCTACATCTTCCGCAACGAGGTCGAGGACACCTGGGACAGCATGCTGGTCGATGCGATGCAGCTGGCCATGGCCGTCGCATTTGCCTACCCGCTCACAGAAAGCGTGAGCATGCGTCAGGAAATGCGCGACAGCTTTGAGCGCCAGATGAAGGAGGCGCGCGCCGTCGATGGACAGGACGATCCGCCCGATACCTTCGGCGACTTCCCGCTCCTGCAGGCCAGATTCACGGGGATCTGATCCATGCCGCGCGTCCATCTGAATCAGACAAACTTTACGGCTGGTGAGCTCTCGCGCGACATGCTCGGGCGCACTGACATCGACCGCTATCCAAACGCGGCCAAGGTCTTTCGTAACGTCTTCGCCAAGATTCAGGGCGGCGCAAAGGGACGCGAAGGCTCGCGCTTCGTGGTGCCAGCCAAGTTCGCCGACGAGGACGCGCGAATTCTGCCATTCGTCTTCGATCGCAAGAGCGCCTACATCCTCGAGTTCGGCGACTTCTACATGCGTGTCTATCGCAACCGCGCAAGGATCGAGACTTCACCCGGTGTGGCCTACGAAATAGCGACACCGTACAGCGCTGCCGACGTGCTCGAGCTGGACTACGCACAGCGCAGCGACACCATGTTCATCTTTCATCCGGACATTCCGACGCAGCGGCTGCGCCGCTTCGGTGATGCCACCTGGGACATCGCGCCGGCGCCGTGGGTGTATGAGCCGATGGCCGAACTGGGCTTCAAGCCTGCGGCCACTCTGACTCTCTCGAGCGCAGCGGTGGGCCCTGGCGTGACTGCGACCGCATCAGCGCCGGTCTTCCTTGCCTCCGACGTGGGCCGCGACATCACCTCCTCGTCAGGCCTTGCCACCATCACCGGCTTCACCAGCACCACGGTCGTCACCGTTCAGATCATCGTGGCTTTTCAGAGCACGGCGATACCTTCCGGTACATGGCTGCTGGAAGGCTCGCCGCAAACCATCTGCACGCCTTCTGCGGTGGGGCCGGTCGGCGCCATCATCACCTTGACGCTTTCCGCGCCTGGCTGGCGCGCGAGCGACGTGGGCAAGATCGTTTCGATCAACGGCGGGCAAGTGGAAATCACGGTTTTCACAAGCGCCACTGTCGTGTCCGGGCGCGTGATTACAGTGCTCACATCACTCACCGGATCTGAGGCGCTGGCCTGGGAACTGCGCTCGAGCATGTGGGGTGGCGAGTATGGCTACCCTTCGACGGGCACCTTCTACGAGCAGCGCCTGATCATGGGGGGCTCGCCGGGTTTTCCGCGCCACGTCTTTGGCTCCGCTGTCGGCCTGCCGCTGGACTTCCAGGTAGGCATCGAGGACGACGAAGGCTTCGCCACACCCATTGCCGACTCGGATGAGATCCGCTACCTCGCTTCCGTGCGGGCGCTTACCGCCATGAGCTACAACGGCGAATTCATCCTTGAGGGTGGCGTAGAAAAGCCCATCGCGCCGACGAACATCCAGATCACCAATACGAGCAACTACGGCATTGATGCGGTGCGCCCGGTGCGTATCGGCAACGAGCTGTACTTTGTGCAGCGCGCGGGTAAGAAGCTGCGCGTCTTCACCTACCGCTTCACCGAGGACAGCTTCGACGCGCCGGACATGACCAAGCTGGCCAACCATATCGCCGGCCCTGGCATCATTGAAATGAGCTACCAGCAGGAGCCGTATTCGCGCCTGCTGTGCGTGAGAAGCGACGGGGTCATCGCACAGGTAACCATCGACCGCACAGAGAGCGTGGTGGCCTGGGCGCCATGGACTACGGATGGCGGTTACATCTCCGTCGCCACCATCCCCGCGGGCGATCGTGACGAGACATGGGCGCTTGTCGTGCGCAACGTCAACGGCAGCCAGCAGGTCTATGTCGAGTTCTTCGACCCGGATACCCACACCGACAGCTGTGTGGTGCAGGAGTCAGGCGTGCCAACAGCGGTGTGGACGGGCTATGACCATCTGAACGGCAAGACCGTGCAGATCGTGGCTGATGGCGTTGTCATGCCGCCGATGCTCGTGACTGGCGGCACATTCACATTGCCGCGCGAGGCCGTCAAGGTCGAAGCAGGTCTCGGCTATGAGCCGTACATCGAGCTGCTGCCTGTCGAGTTCCCCACTGGCAGCGGCACGGCGCAGGGCGCGCAGGGCCGCGTCGGCGAAATCATCGTACGGCTGCACGAAACCATCGGCTGCACGATCGTCGATCCCGACGAGGATGGCTTCGAAGAGGTCTTGCCGTTTCGCCGATTTGGCGTCGGGATACTGGACGCGCCCGTGGCGCCCTTCAGTGGGGATCTGAACTCGAACAAGCTGGGCTGGAAAAAGAGCGCCGGCAATCTCGTCATCAAGCAATCGCAGCCGCTGCCCTTCGAGGTGCTGTCCGTGGTGCGACGCGTGACGGTCAATGACTGAGGCGGATGACATGAGCGTACGCGAAGCCACCCTCGACGATCTGCCCTACATCATCAACCTGGCTGGGCAGATGCACGCGGAGAGCCGCTACAGGCGGACGACCTTCCTGCCGGCCAGGCTGGGCCATGTGGCCGCCGGCCTGATCGCGTCTCCAGATGGCTTCGCGGTGGTTGCTGAAAAGGACGGCGAGATCATCGGGACGATGCTGGCGCAGGTCATGCGCGAACCGTGGTTCGCAGCCGAGCCGGTGGCCTATGAGTACGGCGTGTACGTGACCCCAGAACACCGTGGCAATCATGCCGCCGCACGCATGGTGCGCATGTTCGACACATGGGCGCAGGAGCGCGGAGCCGTGCTGATCGATCTGGGTATTTCGACCGGCATCAATGACGAGCGCACGGGCGCCTTCTACGCGCGGTTGGGCTTCACGCTGGCCGGATTTCTGTATTCGAAGGAGGTGTGACATGGGATGGTTCGCGTTGATTGGTGCAGGCTTGGCGGCCGCTTCGAAAGTGCAGGAGGGCCGCAACGATGCGGCCTGGGCCGATTACCAGTCACGGCAGGTCGAAGCCGATGCCGCTGCCGAGAAGGGCGCATCCCAGGTGCATGCGGCCAACATCAGGAGCGCAGCCGACAAGCAGCGCAGCCGCGTCCGAGCGGCCATGGCCGCCTCCGGTGTCCAGGTCGATGCGCCGGGTACGCCGACCATTGTCGACAGCGCTATCTCGAGCGACGCCGAGCACGATGCTTTTCTGACGCTGATCGGCGGCGAGGATGCAGTGAAGCGCGCCAATCAGCAGGGTGTCGGGCTACAGATCCAGGGCGATCGCGCGAAGAAGGCCGGCTATGCCGGCGCTGTGACATCGATGCTGGCCGGTGCGAGCGCCTATGGTTCGG